GCCCGCTACGTTGGCAACACAAATGTTGTTTCCACCAGGCTATTTGCGGGCGTTTACCTACAACTTGGCAATGGAAATTGCGCCTGAGTTTGGCGTTGAGCCAAGCCCACAAGTGCAGCGCATTGCCATGACCAGCAAGCGCAATCTCAAGCGTATCAATAACCCAGACGATGTGATGTCGTTGCCTTATGCGATTGTGGCAACACGCCAGCGTTTCAACATTTACGCCGGTAACTACTGATGAAAACCCCAATCCTTGGGTCATCGTATGTGGCCCGCAGCATCAATGCTGCTGATGCCCGCATGGTCAATCTTTTCCCCGAGGTTATTCCCGAGGGTGGAAAAGAACCAGCGTTTTTGAACCGCGCCCCTGGCCTGCAATTACTTGCCAACATGGGCGATGGCCCCATTCGTGGCTTATGGCAATTCGGCGGCTATGGCTACGCTGTATCTGGTGAAGTGCTATACAGAATTGATACGCTCTGGAACACGTTTCCTATTGGCACAGTTTCTGGATCGTCTGGCCCTGTCAGCATGTCAGACAACGGCACACAATTATTTATTGCTTGCAATGGCCCTAGTTTTATTTACAACAGCCTGACGCTTGAGTTTAAACAAATTGATGACCCAGATTTCCCCGGCGCTGTAACCGTGGGCTATTTGGACGGTTACTTTGTGTTTAACGAACCCAATAGCCAGCGTTTGTGGGTCACTAGCTTGCTAGATGGTACATCCATAGACCCATTAGATTTTGCGAGCGCTGAAGGCTCTCCTGATGGCTTGGTGTCGGTTTTAGTTGACCACCGTGAAGCATGGTTGTTTGGAACCAATTCGGTTGAAGTCTGGTATGACTCCGGCGCTGCCGATTTTCCACTTAGCCCCGTTCAAGGCGCGTTTAACGAAGTTGGTTGCATTGCAGCATTTTCAGTTGCCAAATTAGACAATGGCATTTTTTGGCTAGGCGCTGATGCCCGTGGCCGAGGCATTGTTTACCGCGCCAATGGCTACACGGCCCAACGCGTGTCTACTCATGCGGTTGAATGGCAACTTCAAGAATACGGCAATATGTCGGATGCAATTGCATACACATATCAGCAAGACGGCCACGCTTTTTATGTCTTAATTTTTCCGTCGGCTAACACTACATGGGTGTATGACGTTGCCACTTCTTTGTGGCATGAACGGGCTGCATTTATTAACGGCTCATTTACCCGCCATCGTTCAAATTGCCAAATGTCGTTTAACAACGAAATTGTTGTAGGCGACCATGAACTTGGCAACATCTACGCTTTTGACTTAGATGTATTTTCAGACAACGGCGCTGTGCAAAAGTGGCTTCGTTCATGGCGGGCACTTCCTACTGGCACAAACGATTTAAAACGTACCGCCCAGCATTCGCTTCAGCTTGATGCTGAGACTGGCGCTATTGACACAAGTGTGACAACGCCAATTGTTTATCTTGATACATCTTCGCCTGATGACCAATTACTTACCGAATCAGGTGATGTAATTGCTTGGGAATTTCCAGAACCAGGTTCATTACTTACTGAGTCGGGGAATTTTATTGTTCAAGAAGACGGGGGCCGTATTATATTTGACGCTAGTGCTGTAGGCGGCGCAATTCTTATTCAAACTGCAATGGCGACTGCTACCGCAATTGATCCTCAAGTTATGCTTCGCTGGTCAGATGACGGCGGCCATACTTGGAGCAATGAACACTGGCGCTCAATGGGCCTAACTGGTCAATGGGGCCGCCGCGTTATTTGGCGCAGATTGGGCATGACGTTAAAACTGCGCGATCGGGTGTATGAAGTGTCTGGCACTGACCCCATAAAGATTGCAATTATGGGCGCTGAACTTAACGTAAGTCCAACAAATGCCTAACCCGCAAAATATCACTAAAATTCCATCAGCGCGGGTTGCGTTGACGGATGCCAATACGGGATTGATTTCCCGTGAATGGTTTCGATTTTTGAACAACGTATATGTGGTATCAGGTGGATCCACACTAGGCATTGCTCAAATTGAAAATGGTGGCACCGGCGCAGATACAGCCGCAGGAGCGCGGGCAAACTTAGGTGTGGGCAGCGTTAGTAGGGTTGGCGGTACAGGGACTGTAAATGGGATCACATTAACTGGCAATGTTACGTCCAGTGGTGATCTTACCCTTGGCGGCGCTCTTTCAAACGTAAGTTTAACTTCACAAGTAGCAGGCATACTGCCTATTGCTAACGGCGGCGATGGGTCAGGCGCTACAACTATATCTATAAGAAGCAGTGACTTTACAGTTAATCCAGAGAATAAATGGATTATTAACAATAAAACAGGTTCTGGCTGTGTAGTTACATTACCTAGCGCTGCTGTTTCAGGTGGGCGAACGCTTACATTTAAAAACTTGCAAGCCCAAACTTTGGTGTCAGCATCTAGCAATGTTGCGCCGATTGGCAGCGCCACGCCAGGCACAGCAATCCTTCCGGCCACCGTGGGCGCATGGGCGCTCCTTGTATCTGACGGCACAAACTGGGTGATCATGGCATCATGATGACATACGCGCCATCTTCAGTGACCTACGGCAAAGGCTTTGCTGTTGCTTTGTCTATGGCCGAAAAGGTCAAAGCGCTTCAGGACGAACTGTTAAAAATGCCACAGGTTGACATTGTTACAACGCACACGTTTCTGCCCGGTGTGTATGAACGCGCCGTTAAGATTCCAGCGTGGACTGTACTGACAGGCGCAGAACACAAAACTTCTTATCGTGTGCGATTAGAAAAAGGCACAATTGCGGTAAACACGGACGACGGCGTTAAAATTCTTACAGCGCCTTGTGAGTTTGAATCTAAAGCGGGGATGCAACGCGCTGGCCGCGTGTTTGAGGAAGAAGTAGTTTGGGTCGACGTTTACGACAATCCTGACAACTGCACTGATCTTGCGATTCTTGAAGACCGGCTGTACGTTGTCCCTGAATGCGGGTTGGCCGATAGCCGAACAGAAATTCAAAAAGCACGAATTGACTACGGTTTATTTTTGCACCAGTTGGGCATGACAGACGCCGATGTAACTAAAATAGCACAAATTGAATCTGACCTAATTGACATGCCTGATGGATGGCACGTTGAATTAAAACCTTCAAGCATCCACGGCCTTGGACTTTTTGCAACAAAAGACTTTGAAGCCGGTGAAACTGTTTGTCCAGGCAGACTTGACGGGAAACGTACGCCTGGGGGAAGATTTATCAATCATTCCCAAAACAGCAACATTCAGCCAGAATTGGTTGGAAATGACATATTTGCCGTTGCTTCGCGTAAAATCAGCGCAGGCGATGAATTATTGGTTGACTATCGAGCGTCAATGAGAGTTAATTTTGGCTTTGTAATGCAAGGAGAAATATTATGAGTGCATGGATAGCAGGTGGAGCAATCCTTGGCGGCGCGATAATATCGTCAAACGCTGCGTCAAACGCGGCAGACACTCAAGCTGCGGCTGCTAGAGATGCAGGCACAGCAAGTCTTGAGGGGCTTCAATTGCAAATTGCCGCTGACAAAGAAAATGTCGATAAGCAAATTGCGGCTCAAAAAGAAACACTAGCGCAGACTCTTGCGGCTCAAAAGACAGCCGCAGACGCTGGCAACGCTGCTGCGGCAGTGGCGCTTGACAAGCAACTTGGGGCGCAAAAAGCAGCGCTTGATCAAACGCTTGCGTTACAACGTGAGTTGTATAACAGACAAGTTGAAAACCTAAAATCATTTAAAGACGCTGGCGAAAAAGGCCAAGCCCGCTTAATGGATTTACTAGGCTTAAGCGGCAACAAAGAAGCGCCTGGCTACGGTTCTGCAACACAAGCGTTTAAGGTAGAAGGGTTTGACCCCAATACTTTGTTTCAAGAGTTTAATAAAACGCAAATGGAGCAAGACCCAGGCTACGCCTTCCGCGTGGCTGAAGGTCAAAAAGCTATTGAGCGTTCGACTGCTGCCAGCCGTGGCCTGCAATCAGGCGCTGCGCTTAAG